TAACTGCATTTGTAGCGTTTGTGGCAGATGAAGCAAATACAGCAGAAGTAGCATTAGTTGCGTTGACTGCATTTGTTGCATTTGTAGCTGATGCTGCAAATACTGCTGATGTAGCGTTTACTGCGTTTGTGGCATTTGTTGCCGATGTGGCAAACACTGCACTAACTGCATTGGTAGCATTCGTGGCACTAGCTGCAAATACAGCAGAAGTGGCATTTTCGGCATTGGTAGCGTTTGTTGCACTAGACGCAAAGACTGCTGAAGTAGCATTCACTGCATTCGTGGCATTGGTAGCACTAGCTGCAAAGATTGCACTGACGTTTGTCAAACCAGCACCACCGCCAACAAAGTTCGTTGCACTGATGATACCATTGACTGTTGCTGCACTGACTACTGTAAGGACATTTACTGTGTATGCTGAAACGGATACAGGAGCAGTTGGAAGATTTGTAAGATTTGAGCCGTCGCCAAAAAAGGTAGCTGCTGAAACCTTGTCTGTAAATGTAGCGGAAACACCAATAAGATTGTTGGTCGATGCCAACTTGGTTGCCGTAAAGTTCGATACGCTTACCGAAACAGGAGTTGCAGCACTAACGATCTGACCTCTTGAATTAACCTCAAGAAGAATATGTGGACCATATGAAGCAGATACAACTCCAGTAGAATCAAGGGAGATGACTGGATTGCTTGCAAGTCCATCTCCGTTTGCCACTGAAACACCAGTACCAGCAATAAGTGTTCTACCTACTGCTGTTCCACCAGAAATAGCTGGAAAACCTGTTACACCACTTAGATCCGTAATCGCATTGAGAGCAGAAGCAGTAGCAGTAAGAGTGGCCCCATTTAGTTGAAAAGTACCGTTAATGTTGACTGCGCTGTTGCTTAGCTGTAAAGCAGAGTTGGTACCTTCTCCATCCGAGACAGTTCGAAGGGTACCATCAACACCACCATTGTTGTTGCTGACCTGAAGGAGATCCTTGTATGTATTGGCAATCGTCTTGCCGGTAAGAGTAGCCATTTCTGCTCCTTAAGCCTTACACCAAATTCCAATATTGAGTTTCGTCTTCCCAGTTAATATTAGCATTGTTCCAGACGATATTACGGTCGTTGTTCAGAGGTGGTCTTGGGTTACGAATAAACTCGTCATCCCTTACATTCGGAGATCTGTTCTGAGGGTGGTTCTTGAGATCATATCTTCCCTCATAGTCTTCCGGACAAACCATCAAGCCATAGCTATTCCGCTTCAGTTCACGATATGGATACTGGAACCCACATGTGTCGCAGATACCTAGCGCTATTCTGGTAGTAGCCATTTCCGTATTTTACACCAAGTTCAACTTGGGTACAATACGAAGACTTGTTCTTTCCCTGTCCTCATCCATAGCCCTAGCAAGCCGCTCCTCATATTCCTGCTTGATGAACATGATGCGATTGCCATCGATGCCAGCTCGCTTCATTGACATGAAATAGGCTAGCCCAGCAGTCATGCATGGCAAGAATCTACGGGATACATCTGCAATCTGGCCAGCAGACTTGTTCACATCTTGAAGATACTTGATCTTCTCGATCTTGAGGGAATAGTCATTATTGTCCGGAACAGGCCACAGATAGAGTTCTGGATTGGATCTTCCCCTGCGAATTGCGTACTGAGTAGGACGCCCTGTCTGGCTCTTGCGTGGAATCTTCAGGTACTCTTCCATCGACAGACGATCAAGCTGGATATCCGTAGCACTCAGATTGACCACGACCTCCATTGCATCGACCATGTTTGATGAAAGAGAATACGCAGTCACGGATGTCGATACATCAACTACGGTAGTGTTTGTTGACCACAGAAGGATGCCTCTGTTCTGCCAGTCTTGAAGAAGAAGATTGATGGAGCGACGGGCAGACTTTGGATCATTACCCAATGTCTGCTCGCCGCCAATCATTTCCAAAGCCTCTTGGATAACTTCATCAATATCCATGCTGAAGTTATATGTCCCGCTAGTTGACATGCTTTGGCATCTCCCTTTTTATTTGACCTTGCTTGCTCAGCCCTTACTGCGCTTGCGACCGGCAGCAGCCATCTTCTGCATCTTTTCGGCACCATACTTCTTGCGACCGATTGCTGCTGCTACTGCTGCTGGATTCTTTACATCGCCTCTAGCTGCAATGCTCTTCGTGAGCTTTGCAAATCGTTCACCCGAACCGAGCTTTGGCTTCTTACCCATTGGCATTGAAATCTGTCTCCCTACACTTGATCTTGAAATAGCCATTTATCGCTTGATGCCTCTGACGTACTGCTGTGACTTAGGTGGCATCTTCTTGGAGCCTGAAGGACCAGCCCAATACTGCTTGTTTGCCCAGTAGGCTGCGCTCTGAGGACCCTTTGCAATGTTACTTGCATGGCGATCCTTGAATGCCTTGCGGGCTTCCGGTGAATAGTTATGGCCCATCTTCTGGTCACCAAAGCGAATAACCTTTACGCCACCAGAAGGAGCACGAACAGCAACCACACCCTTTTTGGTTGGATGTGATGGTGTGTTCTTTGGCTTGTTGAGACCACTGAGTCCCAGCTTTCGTAGCTTGTTCTTTTCTGAATCTGTAAGTGCCATCGTCTTAAAACTTTCTGAATTGCTTGACTTTGTTGGCGATTGTCTTTGGCTGCTTTACGAACTGCTTGCCCTTTCGAGTACCAGCCCTCTTTGCTGCTGTCGTGGCTGCGTACTCACTTGCAGATAGTGACTTGATTGCCTGCTCCGGAAGATACCGCTCTCCTGTTTCCTTTGAAGGCTTGCCAGACTTTGTACGCCACTTCTGTCTTGTCCAAGCCTTTAGACTCTCTTGCGGGTCCTTGATCATTCCCTTGGCCATAGTATTTGTTACCTGTATCCTCCACCACGCTTCTTGTATTCCGATGCAAGAAGCTGTGCCTTTCTAGCTGACCATTCTCCAGCATCTCCGCCTTTTGTACCAGCCTTGATTCTGTTGAATAGCTGCTTTCTCATCGTTGGCTTTGTATAGTTGCCAGCTTCATTTACTCGGGATACATAGCCACCCATCTTCATTACCATCAGATCACCAGTACGGTTCATCTGACGCTTCATTTCCCTTACGGGTGTCTTGCCAACCTTTCGCATTACACGCTGTGCCGCAATACGCTCTTCCATTGGCATGTTCTCATCATCACGAGTATTGATCGCTTGACGAAGATTATACTTGCTGGTGACCAATGATGGAAGGCCACCTTCAGCAAGTCTCTTTGCATTTGCAGATCTAAGAGCAATAGCCACAGCTTGCTTCTGTGGCCTGCCCTCTTTTACCAGCATTCTAATGTTGCTGCTGATAATCTTATCTGACTTACCTTTCTTGAGAGGCATTGTAAATTACTTTTTTCCCTTTCTCATTACTGCGCCACCACCACGCATTGCCGCGCCACAACCTCTGCCAATCTTGCCGCCCATAGCCTTCTTGACTACTGGGGGCTTGCGAGCAGGAGGAGGTGCAGGTGGTGGAGGAGGTGGGATAGGATCTTCCTTTACGACGCTACCACCAATACCAGAAGTGACATCCGCTGCATATGGATCATCCTTCATCGTTGTAGCTGGCTTTTTAACTTTTGACATTTTATTATCACATCCTTCCCTTACGCATTACTGCACCACCGCCACGCATGGCAGCACCACAACCTCTACCAACCTTGCCACCCATAGCCTTCTTTGTGGCAGAACCCTTTGAGGCCTTTGTACGAGTATACTCCTCAAGTACATCCATCTCATCTGGTGTAAGAACTGCCCTGTACATCTCATTTGGGTCCATTGACTGACGACGAGATTCATCGTCACTCTTCATCTTTTCACGGACCATCTTGGCACCTTCGTAGCCAGCAGCAGTGGCACCAGCACCAGCAGCAGCACCCTTGGCCTTGCCCATGGCATATTCCTTAGTCTCACGAAGAGCAGGTGCAACCTTTGACTCACCAGCAGTCCTGCCAGACATCAGCAGATTAAGTGTTTTCTTCAGGCCAGCCATTTGAACTTTCTCCCTTTATATCAGTTTGAATTTGGAACCAATGTATTGTCACCACCAGCAGGGCTTGCAGGAACCTGCATGTCGTCTCTTCTCGTCCTACGAGCTTGGTTACGCTGAAGCTCAAGAAGTTGCTTGTACTTGCCTTCAAATACCTGCATCGTTGCATAGTCCTTCTGGAACATCAGGGCTTCAACCATGCTACCGTAGAACAGAAGATCATAGCAGTACTCGCTGAAATAGTTGCTGTCTGCTGCTGAACTTAGCGTGACCGGTCGCGAGATGTGTACGATCTCTCCGTCGAAGGTAGAAGCGGCAGTTGGAGCAATGAGAACATTTGTATTAGTACGTGGAGCATAGTATTTGGGTTCTCCAACAGAAGCGGATACCGGCCAATAGTCATTGATGAATTCGTCGGTACGAAGAAGAAGATTGATCTTCGTGCCATTGCTCTTGATGTTGAAGTTCTTGACTACACGGGTTCCTGTAGGAAGAGTAACAATGTTCTTGTTTGCACTTACTGCTACCGACGTATAGGTTACCAAACCGTAGTCATCAAGATCCTTTACAAGCCTCTCCTCAGCCTTGTTGACCATATACGGAATATAATCAACGAACTCGCTTCCGGTATTCTCGGTAGCATTCAGGATATCGTTGACCAGATAAGTATAGGTAGGCATGACTGGCTTTTGCTTGAATCAATTAGCCGTAGAAGATTGCTACGGTAGCTGCCGACGTTGGTGCTGAAACCTTTACTACGCCATTTACCTTGATGCCACCTTCTGGCAGGATAATGTCACTGGCATCTACTGCCGTCGTAAGTGCAAACTTGACGTTATTGCCAAGAATATTTCCATATGGATCGGTAGATGTGCCTGTAATCAGAAAGGAACCGATGCCATTGGCAAAGATACCCCTGATTCGAGTATCGGCTAGAGTTACGCTTGCCGTGACATCAAGTACGGCACCACTGCCGACTACATGTCCCTGTCTAAGAGTGGTTGACATATGGTCTATTCCTTTTGGTGGAGTTGAAAGTCCTTACATTATATCATCTGTATTCGTAAAGACCAAATAAAGAAGGGCGGGACAGAAAAAGAGATATTTTCCTCTTTCCATCCCGCCCCCTTTGCCGTTGTAGGCTTGACCCTACGGGGCTTTGGTTATATCAACCTTTATCAGGTTGAACCAGAAGCACCATAGAAGCCACGCCAGTCAGACCAACCGAACGAATAACGCTC